ATGATTAGGCAGGTGTTTATAAATGAGCTAAAGGCTAGTTTCAATCTAAGAAACCCTAAGAGCGAAAAGCCGACAAATCTTTATTTAGTGTGTAGGATAGATAAGAAGCAGGTTAAGTTTGCCACTGGTGTTAAGGTCTATCCAGAACATTGGAACGAAAAGAAGCAAGAGGCTTTTATTAGCTGTCGATTGACCGAACTTGACAATGTTAATAATTCGATAGTAAATGACAAAATATCGGAAATTAAGAACAATTTTATTCAATATAAGCAATATCTTTGTGCTAATCCAGAGGAAATAAACAATGGGATTGTGTTATTGAAGCAATATATATATAAAGATACTTATATGAAAAAACAAGAAGTAAACGCTATACATTGGTTACGTAGTGCTTTAACCAATGACAGAACGGTAAAAGAAAGTACTAAGATGGATTATATAAAACATATCAAGTTCTTTGAGACCTTTCTAAAAGAAGCTAATAACTATCCTATCAGCTTTGACCAGATAAAACTACCACTATTGAAAGACTATGAGACATACCTTTTTAATAAAGATGTCGGTAATGGTAAAACCACCAAAACAACTACTGTAGGTAATAAAGTAGAAAAGATAATATGTATTCTTAGGAGAGCGGAGCAACAAGGCTTAATTGATATTCGTGAAGCTAATCTTGATAAGTATAAGAAGCCTCAAAGCAGGCAAGGTGATGATAATGAAATATACTTAACGGAAGAAGAAATTAATCGTATCTATGCTTTAGAGCTTACAGGGATGGAAGAGCAGGTTAGAGACCTGTTTGTCCTGCAATGTTGGATTGGGCAACGTTTTGCAGATACACAGTCGATAAATGACGGTCTTATAAAGGATGCTCCCAATGGTAAGGTTATTGAGATTGTACAAGAGAAGAAAACTCATAAAGTATCAATACCTCTGCTACCAATAGCTTTAGAAATACTTAATAAATATGAGTGCCAGTTTCCGATATTTACCAATCAAACCGCTTTGAATTATTTGAAGAACATTGGTAAGAAAGCAGGTATTACTCGGATGCACAATGTAACAGAGGATAGGGGAGGTAAAGTCATTACAGAGCGTGTTAAAGCTTATGAATTGATTGGTACACATACGGCTAGACGTTCCTTTGTTTCTAATATGCTAAAGCGCGGTTACGATAGCAATATTATAATGAAGATTACAGGGCATAATGATGAAAGGTCTTTTAAGAAGTATATAAGGCTTTCATCTGAGGATGCTGCTCTATTGATGCTAGAAAAGGAAGCAGATAGAGATTCTACTAGTGCTCAAACCAATAAATCTATAGGTAAATCAAAACAAAAGATTAAGGTTTTGGACTATTTGTTTGCGGAATCCAGCCTTTTGAAATTAAGTAAGCTACAAAGTCAAGGAATTAATATTTATGACTTGGCTGAAACACAAGAAGCTATCAAAACTATCAAAGATACTAAGCGTACGAATAAGGTTAAGGAATTTCTTGATGAAATTGATAAATCGGTACTATACGATAGAACGGGTGCATTGGATGCTATTATCTGGAACATCGCTAAACATTATATAGATTTTACGCTTTATCAGATATATCAGCAAAAAGTGATTGAATTAGGACTGTCGATTTCTCCCCAAGAAATAACGGATGCAGACGATTTAAGCCAATTATGGCAGCAGGAATATGCTAATGAGGAATTGGAACGGCATATTCCGTAGTAGCAATAAAGCCCACCTAGAACTTAATCTAAGTGGGTCTTTTGTTCTCTTTCGATGAGCAACACAGTTCTAATATCCAATAATTAAGACTCCTTTAAGGGGGAGCTTAAGTTTCTGTGATATATAAATTGTGTTTAACATAGTTGTAACTTTATCAAAATCTTTGTTTATTGCTACTTTATGCTTGTATTCATTACAAACGGCTATGACTAGGTAGTCGGTATTATGCATAAGGCAAGCTTGAATTAAGTCTTTTAAAAAACCATTATTGGCGGTTGCTGTACCAGCTTCTACTTCAATTACAGTTCTTAAATCTTGATTATATGCATCGGCATTAAATGATTTGTCAATTTTATCATTCTTACCAAATAAAACGGGGATGCCTATCGAACTCTTTTGTTTGCCTTCTACTTCGTATCCCAATTTTACTAAACTTGAAGATATTAGACCCAATACTTCATTGCTTTTTCTTTTTTGTGGATTACTCCCATCTGTATGTATTTGTGATTCGTAACTTTTGAAAACATTCACTATTTCTTGTAAATGCTTAGGTGTAGTATCACACATAGGAAAATATTGCCAGTTTGTCATCGTATTTGAAATTAGTTTGATGCAAATGTACGAATTTCTTCTAAACTTCCATTACTCCATATACCGTTTTTCCTAATAAATATCTGAGCCTTATCTGTAGGTATCAGTAGTACGCTCTTATTGGTACGCCCTCTATTCTCTGCTGTAGTCCTATTGCAGTATTTGATATCTTCTGTAGCATACTTTCTGATAGTGCTATTGGAATACCAATAAGCGATATTCTCCCCAAAGAAGTTTATATAGTATGCAGTATCTAATTGTTTATTCTGCTTATCTTTCATTAGGGCATTATACTTGGATACTTCCATCAAATGTGTAGGATAATTCAAATACTTAATATCCCTACACTTTATTTCAGCCACTACTTTTTTCTCTTTATATGTAAAGTAATAATCTACTGGATTATATTCATCTTCTGTAGGCATTTGATTAGTTGCTCCTACTTGGTCTAGGAAGGACTTTAGTATATTACGTCCCTTTAGTTCTGATTCGGTAAATTTATTCATTTGGCTAGTGGTTAAGCTAGCCTGTGTCTCATATCACATATTTCATTATCATATTCATTGCCATTATCATTTACAGGCTATGATTTATTGTTTATTTATCTCTTTAATAACTCTATCTGCTTCTTTTGTAATATGCTGCTTAATTTCTTTGACAGTAAAGCGTACTAGGTAAGTTAGCAGTAACGCTGCTGAAATTAGTGTAATGTAAATCATAATTATGTATTATTTAAAAAATGAGAGTTAGCTTATCTAGTTCATATCCTTTTACTGCTTTACCATCTATAAACTTACTACACTGTTTTACTCCGTACAGATTACATTGTTCTATCAATGATGCTTTAGGTGATAACCCGATATTTAATCTATCAAATTCAGCTTTAAATCGGGCTTTTAGCTCCTTATTAGTAATGAATCCTTTCTGATATACAGCTAAATATACTTTATCTAGCAGTTTCTTATCTTCTGCTGCTTTAACCATCGTTTCTTTATTCCATCTAAGAGTATTCATTTCGGTTTCACTTAGATATTTCTTTATAAGTGGAAATTCGGGATATTCAAGTTCATAAGATTCATTTGGCTTATCCAGATAGTCTTTTAATAGCTGCTCATAGCTAACAGTTATTGCTTTAGCCATTTTAATATTAAAATCATCCCAATCCTTCTGGTCACTAAGAACAAATTTATCGGAATCGGCAAACTTAGCCCTAATTGTAAGACCATTTTTATATGACTTTCGTAATTCCTGTTTATAAATGAAGGATTGCTTTTTAAGATGGTTATAGACCAATCTACCATTGATTACAGATACTATATCCGATTCTACATCCAGCTTATCAATCAGTACCTTTAATTCTTCTTCTGTAGCTTTATTCTGTAATGATAGTAGATTGCTAGCTTCTAGCTCCTTCTCATTTATTATCAGTTCAAACTCTTCATCTGTAAGAATTTTATTATTGGTAGAAAATATATGAATAATTGAATTTCTAAAGATATTCTGGTATTCTTCATTCGTTCTAATTCTACCTGCTATTTGTTCCATTGCAGTAGATACGTCTACCAGCGTATGTTCTTTATTACCATCACTAGCTACTATTACCAGCCCATTATTAGTAAATAGATTACATCCTTGAAAGCATTTTTTTGTAAAGAAGTTAATCTTTTTATTAGGATTACATACGGGTTCTGCTTTATATTCTCCTAATAATAGCCTATTCCTATTTCTATCTGCACAGCATATCTTTACTTCATCTGGATTAAGTTTTAAGGTATCAATAATCTGTTTAATACTTTTTACAGAGTTAATAAAGATATATAGTTCTTCAACTTCCTGTACCTCTCCTTGAATATCGGGCATTTGTATCCCTTCATCTAAGTATATTTGAATAAATCTCGCCAATCCTTTAGTTAGTTTGCTTGCTTTAAATCGTAGTGTGTTAACCTTCATATAGTTTGACCATTCGACTTTATAATGTGGCATATTCTTTAGGAAGTCTATTTCAAATTCTACATCCATCGGAGTAGCTGATAAAAAGGAATAATGATTGAATTTCTGCACTTCATCCATTAAGCCATTAATGGCATCGTATCTAAAATCCATATCTTCCAGAATCAAATGATATTCATCGACTAATATCTTCCAGCCGTCTGTGCTACCCAACCATCTAACTAATTTGGGCAAACTATCATAGGTTACAGCTATTTTATATGTTGTATGTTCCTTTAGATACTTCTTAAACTGGTACTCTCTTATACCACCATAGCATTTAAATACCTCATACTTGTTGTTTTTATCTGCTCCAATGCTATCTACTAGGTCTTTAAAAGGACATACTACTATATAATTGGAACTACAGTTAATGGCACAATACGTACCACCTACATCTGTTTTAGTCTTGTTTATAATTCCCAAAGGAATACCATCTTTGAATTTGTCTAATTCGCTCAAATAACGAGCATTGCCACCATTGATAACTTCTAGGTTCATAAGTAATAGATAAAGTTTTGTTTTTTGAAATAATATCTTTGCGGTAAGAAAATCTGATTTTAAAGATGCTTCTGGTCGATATTACTTTTTCGCGTCTAATAATAGGAGCTTTGAAGAAAAAAGTAATGGTCGGTATAAAATAAAGAGCGTATCGCTACGCTCAATATCCTACTACTTATTAACCTAATCTTTAAAATTATTGATAGAATCTCAATTCTGTAGCTTATTTCGTATGATAGATAGCCTTTGGTGAAGAATTGGACTTTAGGGGAGATTTTCGATAAGATTCCGAAGTCGGTCTTATCTCATTTTCGATAATACAAAGATAGTGAAATTATTTTACTTTTCATAATAAATGTACGGAATTTTTAAAATTAGACTTTATGGTGTTCCTAGGTGTGACTTTTTACTTTTGAAGAAATGATTCTGCATAATATATGGCTGATATAATGTAATTCATTATTTTTGCCCCAAATAAATATATATACATTATGAAAAATGATACGGCTCTTTTGCCTTTTACTTTTATACTCCTTGGTTTTGTTGCTTATTGCGGTCTTATTATATTTTGTAGCGGACAGGTTATGCCAGAAGAAGCATTCATTATACTACTAGGTGGTGTTATGTCTTGTTCTTATTTATTTGATAAAGCAAGGGCTAAGTTTGATATTAATAGGAAGAATTCAAAAGATAAAATAATTGAATCCGCCAGAGAATCTAGTACAAAAACAGTAGAAGGGATAATACCTACGAATAGAATTACCTCAAAATATTTATATATACTGATATCGTTATTCGGGCTATCCATTGTATTCATTATCCTATATTTCAATGATATTGCTTGCCATTTTTATGGAGTCACCAAAGATGCAAATGGACAATTACTTACTGTGTTGTTAACTTGTATAGGTGGCTGTGGTGCTATATATGGTCTATATCTCAATAGTAAACGTATTAAAGAGCAGACTAGGCAGAATGATATAGCTAGAATCCAAGCTGGTACAGCCAAGAAACAAGCTGATATAGCTGTTAATAATAATAATGATAAGCGTTTTGGTGATGCTATTGGTTATCTTAATAGTGATAATGTAGGTATTGCTATTGGTGGAGCTTATGCTCTTTTCCAGTTGGTAAAAGAAGATGATGAGGAGAGATATAGGGCTATTGTCGCAAAAATATATCTAAATTTTCTATCAAGATACCCTAGAGAACAAATAAATGATGAATTATACAACATAATACTTACGCTTTTATTAAATGATACCTTCAATAATGAGACGTTTAGTTTTCAAAAAGTTCACTTCAGGGAACAGGTTATAAAAAATCTCGGTAATAGATTCTTTACAAGTTGTACATTTAATAATGTAATATTTGAAAATAGCAACAACTGCAATTTTATAAGCTGTACTATAAAAGAATGTATCTTAAAGAATTGCTCTTACTTAGTATTAACAGAATGCCATATAAGTGATTCTAGATTTTGTAATAATGAATTGAAATGCATTCAGCTTTTAACTAATAAAAGTATCTCTAGCTTGTATCTGTCTGCAACCGATTTAATAGATGAACTAAAATTATGTAATAATAATATACAAGGTAAATTAGAGATTGCTTCTCCTTTGATTAGAAAGTCAGTTATAGATGCCAATTCATTAATAACTGTAGCAACTAATACCCCTAATGGTATTGTTTTTTCTGGAGATAAAAATTTAGTTAAAGTAATGAATTATCCTAAAGGCTATGAATCAGAAATACAATTATGAAAGAGTAAATGATAGATGAGGCTATTGGAAATTTATTAAATGCACATATTGAGATAATTATGCTCCTTCTGGTGACACTCCTTGCAAATAGCCATTAAATTATCAAAGCTATATGCCTTCTCCAATCTCTTATTACCAGTATAGTTCATAAATGAATCAATATGATGCACATCCACAGCAGGCGTTACTTTATCCTGCTGTAAACACACTTCACATAAAGGGCTAGCTAGTAATTTGGCTAGCCTTAATTGTCTCCATCTGGTAGTCTGGTATATCTCCTGTCTCTCTTTCCGCTTATTTTGCTTGGGTGCATTGTATTTCTTTTTATTCAGTGTTGGCATCCGATTCATTTTCTGGTAGTGTATCAATTAAATATCTTTTTACAGAGTTATTGCAGGTCTTAGCATACCTATGCTGCTTATATAAGTACTTGAATAAGTCAATAAAGTTCTGGTCTGGGTTGTACCTGTAGGAGATGGAAAGTACCGTATCATTGAACAGTTCTGCCGATTCTTCATCTGTAATTAATTGGGATAACGGCTTATAATGCTTATCCAGCAAGAGCATAGCCTCTGGATTGGATTTGGCATTATGAATGGCAGTATTCTTATGTGCATCTTCATTGTATCTTTCGGGTATAAATCCGTTGAGTATTTTGGTGTACTCTTTATCGGTAAGTTTTAGTAGTTGTTGTGCTTTGCCATATCCGTATTCAAAGATATAGTCCATTAGTGTTTGTCTGGTTACCTGCATTGGTTTAAGGTTCTAGTTTTTCCATATATAAATCTAGTAATGTTCTTATAATCTTAGCTCTGTCTATGTTTTTATCTTCGGATAGTTCGATTAACCACTGGTTTTGTCTGGGAGTCAATCTAACTGTGATTCGGTGGTCTTTTACTTTGGATTTGTCTTTCATAGATTTCTGTTTTTAGTAATGTAAATTTACTAATAATTAACTAAGATACCTAACTAAATGGTAGGTATTTAAAAACTTCATATAGAGCTATATCTGGTGCTATTTTATCTACTACCTCATAAATGGCTGACAAACCCAACTAACTTTATTTTGAAAGGGAAATTATCATACAGGATTTTCACAGTTGGGAACTGGAATAGTCTTCAAAACTATGTGCTGCTGTCCAAAGGTAGCGATAAGGGTTCGAGTCCTTTATCCTGTGCTAACAAATTAAAATTATTTACTATGAAGAAATACACCATACCCACTAACATCGAGAGTGGGGCAAAGAGGTATATGGAAGGCGTATTGGCTGGATTGGAAGATACAGGTATCTTGGAAACGGTAGATACGGCTGCTTTGGATATCTTAGCCAGAAACTATTCTATGTTTATTAAAGCCAGTAGCCAATTAGAGCTGGAAGGTATGACCATTACCAACCAACAAGGTAATTTAGTGGCACATCCTGCCATTAAAATCTCCAAAGATGCACAGACCCAAGCTTTAAAGGTGATGAAGGAGTTCGGATTAACCGCACTGGCTAGAAAGAAGTTGCCAAAGATGGAGAAAGAGAAAGAAGAAGATTCACCCTTTGAGCAGTTCATTAAGCAAGGGAAGGAAGTTAGATAATGTGTGATAAGCCTTATTATCAATATGCTTCCGATGTAATAAGTGGTAAGGTGATTGCTGGAGAGTCCATTAGGTTATCCTGTAAGAGATTCAATACAGACTTAAAGAGAGAAGATTTAGTTTTTAGAGAGGATAAAGTAGATAGGGCGATAGCTTTTATATCGACTTTTAAACACTTCACAGGTAAACATTCTGGTAGTAACTTCATACTGGAAGGTTGGCAAACCTTTTTGATTGCCAATATTGTAGGCTTTTACTGAAAGCATATCGGAACGAGGAGATATACCAGTTCATATATCGAAGTCTCCCGAAAACAAGGTAAGACTGCTTTAGCTGCTGCCCTTTGTCTCTATTATTTAATTGCTGATGGGGAAGATGGAGCAGAAGTGTTATTAGCTGCCAATAGTAAGGAACAGGCTAAGATAGCCTTTGATATGTGTAGTAACTTCTGCAAAGGATTGGATACGAAAGGCAAATACTTAATACCTTATAGAGCCGATATTACTTTTAAAATGACTCAATCCAAACTAAAGGTATTAGCAGCAGATGACAGTAAACTGGATGGATTTAATGCCAGCTTCGGTTTATTGGATGAATACCACGCAGCTAAGAATAGCAAAGTAAGAGATGTTATTAAGTCTTCTATGGGTATGCGTGAAAATCCACATCTATGTACGATTACCACAGCTGGTTTTGATAAGACTTTACCCTGCTATCAACTAAGGACAGTAGCTATAGAAGTACTGAATGAACTAAAGACGGATGATTCCATCTTTGTGGCTATCTACTCTTTGGACACAGAAGATGATTGGAAAGATGCAAGTAATTGGATAAAGTGCGCTCCCAATTTAGATGTAACACCTTAAATCCGCAGTCATATTATTTTCAGAGAATCCAAACACTTGAGGATGAATAACATCCTCAAGGTTTGGTTATGTCACAAGATTCACCTAAATTAGTGCTACCAAACAAACCATAAAGGTACTTGTGCATATGACAACAAAAATAGCCATAAAATCAGATAATATCACTCCTTTTGGGGGTATATTTTACGCAATGGATGAATTTTCTCGTTTAGGACTGAATTCCGTGATCGATAAATCTTTAGGATTACGTTCTTCCTACGCCGGTTACCAATATAGCGAAATTATTTCGAGCCTATTTTGGATCTACTATTGCGGCGGTGACCACATCGAAGATATCGGCAAACACCTTGGCAAACATCTTGAATTACGCCCGGATACTGAAATCCCCAGTCCGGATACTTTATTGAGAGGCATAAAAGAACTCGCAGAATTGGATATCCACTATACTTCCCAAAAAGGAGCAAGCTATGCTTTCAATAAGGCGGAACAGCTTAATAGTTTGATGCTCGATATGCTCCTTCAAACAGAACAACTCAAGCCAAACACGCTTTATAACTTGGACTTCGACCACCAGTTTATTCCCACAGAAAAGTATGACACTCAGTATTCTTACAAGAAAAAACGTGGTTATTTCCCCGGCACGGCAACTATTGGTGGTAACATTGTTGGTGTGGAAAATCGGGCCGCAAACGCAAATGTCCGTTTTCGTCAAGCGGATACGCTCCAACGGACTTTTCGTCGTTTGGCCGATAGGGGAATATTCATAGACCGTTGCCGGATGGACTGTGGTTCTTATTCGGAAGAGATTATCCGTATGACACATGGCTACTGCAACAAGTTCTACATACGAGCCGGCAAATGTCAGTCTCTGTATGAAGAAATGACGAAAATCACAGATTGGAAAAAAGAAGAAATCAACTTCGAGAATTATGAAGTGACCTCCATACCTTTTACTTCCTTTTTGCAAGAAGAAAACTACCGACTTGTTATTCAAAGGCAAAAGCGTAAGGACAACCAATTGGACCTATTTGATGGTGAATACACCTATCGGTGCATCTTAACCAATGACCATGAAAGTTCTGAAAAAGACATTGTACTCTTCTACAATGCTCGTGGAGCCTGTGAAAGAACATTCGACATGATGAATAACGATTTCGGGTGGAGTCATCTTCCCTGTTCATTCCTCAAAGAGAATACAGTATTCCTGCTACTTACAGCCATGGCTAAAAACTTTTATGCTTACCTTATTGAGAAGGTTGCAGCCGTGTTTGAAGATATTGAACCGGTAAGCCGAGTCAAACGATTTATCTTTCGATTCATTACAGTTCCTGCGAAATGGGTAAAGACAGGCAGACAATGGGTACTCAATATTTATTCCGACAAACCATACAAGTTGCTTTGGAGTCCGTAAAAACAACTTTTCGTGGGATTACTTATGCCTTCAGCTAACTGGGGAAAGGGGAAGCTATGCCCTATAACCTGAAATCAAGGAGAAAAGCAGGGGGAAAAGCTACGAGTAGGAACTATTAGGTGAATTAAATCGCTATTTGAATCAGTTATAAATTAGCTGCGGATGAGGTAACAGTAACTACCAAGTATATTAAGGAGCAAGTACAACAAGCCATTAACAACCCATCGGATGAAGTAGGAGTAAAAACCAAGACTCTAAACCTATGGTGTGATTCATCCAATGTATGGTTACCCGATGAATATATCCTACGAGCTACCAAGAAGATAAACCTAGAAGATTTTAAAGATTCCACCTGTTACATTGGTGTGGATTTGGGTGCTACTTCCGATTTAACTGCTGTATCTTTTTTAGTCATAGATGAAGATAAATATTACTTTAAAACTCACTACTATTTGCCAGAATCGGCACTAAGGGAGAAAGCGGACAAAGAACTCTATAAATACTGGAAGCAGCAAGGATATCTGACTGTTACCTCTGGCAATGTTACTGATTATGACTACATCACCAATGATATAATGAAGTATAGTGAACTACTGAATATTCGAGCGGTGGGATATGATAAATACAATGCTACACAATGGGCAATAGATGCTACCGAGAAAGGATTACCCTTGGAAGAATACAGTCAATCGCTGGGTAATTTCAATAAGCCTACCAGAGAGATGGAGCGATTAATCTTATCGGGCAAAGCGGTGATTGATAACAATGAGATTAACCGATTCTGCTTTAGAAATGTGACGCTTAAATCAGACCATAATGGAAATGTAAAGCCTAATAAACAAGTAGATAAGAAGAAAATAGACGGTACGATAGCAATGATACAAGCCTTGGGCTGCTATTTAGAAGTACCTAAGTTTACCAACGAACTAATAATAATTTAAATGATGGGAATTTTTAACAGCAGTTGATTCAGCAAGAAGAAAGCTCCAGAAGAGAGAAGCCTGTTTGATTCGTTAATGTATAATAGTGCAGGTAATTACACCACCAATAAAGCAATGCTGCTTTCTACCGTTTACCGATGTGTAGATGTTATCAGTGATAGTGTGGCTCAGTTACCTTTAGAACCTTATTACATTGATGATGCTGGCTATAAAAGTAAGTATGTGAAACATCCTACCTATAGCCTGTTGAATCGAGAGCCTAATGAGAGAATGAGCCGATTTACCTTTATCAAGACACTCATTGTCAGTGTGCTCTTAAAAGGCAATGGATATGCTTATATTGAAAGAGATAAAGAGGGAAATGCCATTCGGTTGCAGTTCCTAATGATGAGTTGGTGACTCCAGTAGAGACCAATAATACGGGAAAGATGATGTATAGTGTTACTGGCTTGAAACAACTGGTAGAGCCTATTAATATGATTCACATCCTCAACTTTAGCTATGATGGTCTTACAGGTATCAGCACATTGGCACACGCCAAACAAACCTTGGGATTATCGGCTGATAGCGAAGCACACGCTTCTGGGTTCTTTAGAGGGGGAGCTAATTTGGCTGGTATCCTTAAAGTTCAGTCCAATCTATCCAGCAAACAAAAGAGTGACCTTAAATCCAGTTGGATAACTGCTTTCAGTCCTAGTACAGGTACACCCAACGGGGTGGCAGTATTAGAGGGTAATATGGACTTTCAGCCTATTACGGTAAATCCAGCCGATGCACAATTATTAGAGACTAGACGTTTCAATGTGATTGATGTTTGCAGGTTCTTTGGTGTATCTCCAGTAAAGGCATTTGACTTATCCAATAGTAGTTACAGTACAGTTGAAGCCACACAACTGGCTTTCTTAACCGATACGCTGTCTCCCTTGCTGGAGAAGATAGAACTGGAGTTTGAACGCAAACTCTATAAGCCTTCCGAGAAGAACCATATAGATGTCAGATTTGATACATCGGTACTATTGAGAGCGGATAAGGCTAGTTTGGCTAGTTACTATAATACGCTGTTCCAGATTGGTGTGATTAGTCCCAATGAGATAAGAAAAGCACTGGACTTACCAGCCATAGCCAATGGAGACGAAACTTTTGTGCAGGTGAATGTCACCACACTTAGTAAATCGGTTATGGTAGAAACTCCAGCAAAAGAGTTAACAAACTAAAGACTATGACAAAAGAATTAAGAAACACATCGTGAGAAGTACGAGCCGATGAGGGCAGCAGAACTGTAGAGGGTTATGCTATTGTATTCAATAAAGAATCTAGGGACTTAGGCGGTTTTACGGAGATAGTAGAACCCTCTGCCATTGATGGTATATTGGGTACTTCCGATATCCTTTGCCTGCTGAATCATAATGAAGAAAGAGGTGTATTAGCTAGAAGTAAATTTGGTACTGGTTCACTGGAACTATCGGTAGATGAAACAGGACTTAAATATAGATTTAATGCTCCCCACACTGCATTGGGTGATGAGTTGCTGGAAGGATTAAAGCGAGGCGATATCAGTACCTCTTCCTTTGCCTTTACCATTGAGAGTGACGTATGGGAGAAGAGAGCAGGTAGCTACCTTCGAAAGATTGCCAAGTTTAAAGAGCTGTTCGATGTTTCACCGGTATATAAAGAAGCCTATCCGGATACTTCTGTTGCACTAAGAAAGATGGCGGACTTGAAACAGGAAGATTTATCCGGGTATTACTTAGAACTAAAGAATAGACTCCATTAATGAAGAACACATTGGAACTGCTGGATGAAAAAGACCAGCTAAAGAAAAGAGCTTTGGAAATGATAGTTGGAGCGGAGGCAGAAACGAGAAAATTGAATGACGGTGAGAATACGGAGTTTGATGGAATCACTTTGAGGCTCGCAGCTATCGAACAAGAGATGAAAGCTATTGAAGAAGATGCAAAACGAAATTTAAACAACACAACGAATAAAACCAAAACGATGAAAGAGAAATTTTCATTACTAAAAGCTATCAATGATGTAGCCAACAACAGACAATTAGATGAACGAGCTATTGAGATTGTGAATGAAGGACAGGCTGAAATGCGTAAAGCAGGGGTAAATTACTCTGGACAGATTGTATTGCCTATAGAAGAGAGAGCAGATATTAAAGCCACTGTAGCGGGTGCAGGTCAAGAAATTGTAGCGGAAGACAAGTTAGGTCTCTTAGAACCCCTCAGAGCTAACTTGGTGATGGTACAGGCTGGAGCTAATTACCTGACAGGTTTAACGGGTAATGTTTCTATTCCTGCTTATTCTGGCAGTAATGTCGGCTGAGCGGATGAAACAGGTACTGCTACAGAGGGTGCTGGTTCATTTACAGAGGTAACCCTAGAATCTAAAAGGCTGACTGCCTATATTGACATATCGAAGCAATTCTTAATCCAAGACTCTTTGAGTGCCGAAGAGATGCTTAAAAGAGATATCGTTAATGCTATTAGCAATAAATTGGAAGCTACTGTTCTGGGTAGTGGAGCAGGTTCTACCAACCAACCCAAAGGACTTTTAAATGGTGTGGTAGCTGGTTCTACTGCTATAACCTATAAAGATATTGTAGATATGGAAACTGCATTGGAAGGTGCAAATGTGAAAGGCAATAAATGTTTTATTGTATCTCCATCTGCCAAAGGAGATTTAAAGACTACTGCCAAGACAGGTGAAACTTATCTGATGGAAGGTAATGAAGTAAACGGATACAAAGTCCTTTGTACCTCAGCTGTTCCTGCCAAAGGTATTATATTTGGTAACTTCGAAGATTATGTCATTGCTCAATGGGGCGGAATCGACTTGACTGTTGACCCTTATACACAAGCTGCCAATGGCAAGGTGAGATTGGTTATCAATGCTCACTTTGATGCCAAACCACGCAGAGTAGATTCATTCCAAAAAGCTATCTTAAAGTCATAAACGATGGCTTATCTAACACTGGAACAGGCTAAACAGCACTTACTGGTGGACTCTAAATCAGATGATTCATACATAGAGGGCTTGATGGCTGTGGCAGAAGATTCTGTCAAACAGCATTTAGATGTAGCAGCATTAGAAGAACTAGAAACAGGTGGTAAGTTGCCACCTGCTATAGTTCACGCTATGTTATTGATGATAGGTAATTTCTATGCCAATAGAGAACCTATCAGCTTTACTACGGTGGCTAAACTACCTCTGTCTTATGAATATCTGATAGGACTTTATAAACACTATGAAATAAAGTAAGTATGAGAGCTGGATTACTAAGAGAAGAAATTACGGTTGAGAAACTAACCAGTACTAAAGATTCCTATGGTTCTATGACAGAGCTTTGGGAAGCCAAACTATCCACCAGAGCCGAAGTTAAATACAATGCTGGTAGCAGGGTTGCACTGAATAATGAAATCATTCATACATCGAATGTAACCTTCATTGTTCGTTACTATCATTCGATTGATGAAGCTGACAGAATTCTTTATAAAGGGAAGCGGTATAGAATCCTGTCCGTTAGCCGAGAACTTTATAAGCAAGCCATTAGTATCCTAACAGAACTAATCAATGAATAATGTAGAGATAGACAGCAGGCAGGTACTGACCACCTTCGCTGAGTTAACTGGCAGGCAGCAGAAGCAGGTATATAAATCTGCTTTGAGAAAGGCAGCCAACATACTGACCAAAGAGACCAAAAGTCAATTACGGACTCATATTGGTAGCAAGGTGAACAGCAGGAATAGATGGAATGGCAAAACATTGGCTTCGGGTATCAAGGTATCGGTGGATAGAGAAGCTACCGCAGCGAAGGTACATATCCTAGGAGATTTTAGATTAAAGTTCTTTGAAACAGGAACATCTAATAGAACTCTTAGACGAAATGGAGCTAACAGAGGTTCGATGAGTGCTAACCACTTCTTTAGAGATGCCAAGCAAGCTAAGGAGCAGGAAATCTTTAGTAATATAGATAGATTGATAACAGAATCCATACAACGAACAGCAAATAGACAACGATAATGAGTTTGCAAATAGGCAAAGCTATCTACGAATTACTATCTGGTAATACAGATATAGCTGCTAAAATAAGTAATAAAATCTTTCCGCTAATAGCTACCAATAATACTTCATTCCCTTTTATCATTTATAAACGGACAAATATCATTCCTGCATATACGAAAGATAGATTCTCTGCAAATGATACACTTATGATGGATGTAGTGATTGCTTCCGATAAGTACAATGAGGCTATAGAACTAGCTGATTTGGTACGGAATACACTAGAGGGAAAGAGAGGGACATTTGCTACTATCCAAGTAGATGATATTAGATTGGTTTCGGCAGATGAAGATTATAATGAAGATACATATATACAACAACTTACATTTAAAATAATAACGAATGGCAACTAATACAATAGTAAGAGGTTCAGACCTTATGCTTTTCTATAATGGAAAGTCTTTGGCTTATGCCACTAATCACCAACTCAGCTTATCTGGTAACGCAATAGAGGTTTCTAGTAAAGACCACGCTGAATGAACCAGTAAGATGATTGGTAAATTGAGCTACAGCATTACTTCCGATAACCTGTTTACCGAAGAAGATTATGGTAAACTGGTTGATTTATGGATAGCTAGAAATCCGATTGATGTGATATTTACCATAAAAGGAAATGCTGGAGTAGCAAACAACGATGGTACATCCGTACCTGCTGATGGGTGGACACCCAAAGAAGGAACTGGCTATAAGGGCAAAGTAGTAATCACAGGTATCACAGCCAATGCTCCAGGCAATGAAAACGCAACTTACAGTGTGACCTTGGAAGGTGCTGGCGCATTAACAAAGATAACTAAAGCTTAAAATGAAGGATAGGGTGGCTGGGCTATTGCCAATAGCTGCCCTATTTCTATTTAAATACAGGAATATGAATATTAGAATCAACGATACAGACTACTGCATAAAGTGGACACTCAGAGCTTTCTTTATCTATGAACAGATTACTGGTAAGATATTTAAGATGCAGACACTCACGGATGAATATGTATTTATCTACTGTTTGCTGCTGGCTAATAATCCAGAGATACAACTGACCTTTAATGAGTTTATAGATGTACTGGATGAAGAGGTGGAGGTATTAAAAACTCTAAAGGAGTTTATCGGTAAGGAGATGGCAAAGCAGGCTATCTTTACGGTTGATACCACAGAAGATGCAAAAAAAAAGAATTAACCATTAGTGAGTTATATGCTATATTGGTAGTGGAAGGTGGTATCAGCCCAGCCTATTTTCTGGATGAGATGCAAATGTATGAACTGTCAGTCCTACTAGGAAACATCCATAGAAGGAATAGAGAGCAGTGAGAACAGACCAGATTGCTGGCATATATCACTGCACAAGTAAATAGCACCAAGAAACTAAATATGGAGGACATAATGAAGTTTAGTTGGGATAATCAGAAAGAAGATACCTCTATTACTAAAGATGATATAGCCAGATTAAAGGCTAAAGCCGATTCACTAATTAATACACTATAACGATGGATTTAGTAACCAGATTACTACTTAACAGTAGCCAATTCGATAACAATATACAAAGAAGCACAGGACAGATTAGAGGTTTCCAGCAAGCAGGTAGAACCGCAGGCAATGCTCTTGGTTCAATGACCAGTATGGCTATGAAGTTTGCAGGTGGAATAGGTATTGCAATGAGTGCTGGCGAAGCATTTAATAAAGCAATTAATAGTACGCAGACCTCTGGAGATGCCTTTGTGAAGATAACAGACCAGATGAAAGCTGGCTGAGATTCCTTTTTACCAATGTAATGCAGGCAGACTTTACGAATTTCTTCACCAATCTAAGTAATGTAGTTTCCAAGGCTGGAGAACTATCTACTATCTTAGATGAATTGGCGACAAAAGAACTTTTTAGTAATTCAGAATTAAGTTCCTTGCTATTACAAAAGAAGATACAGGAGAATATCTCCAGAGATAAAAGTAAATCTGATGCCGATAGAAATGCTGCTTTGGAGAAAGCCCGAAAGATACAGCAAGAGATTAATCAACTACAGCAAGGATTGGCTGCTACTCAAAAGGAAGCCGCTTATAAAACATTGGATTCGGGTTTAGCTAACCAAGGACTGGCTGGCAATGTGTCCAGAGGAACATTAGATTGGGCAATGAAAGAATCCAATCGGTCTAAAGGGCTGGAGATGAAGCAGGCGTATGATGGTAAGGTCACTGATTACCAGACTAAAATAGACAATGCCAAAGAGGTGAATCCATATACGGGTGATTTGATGGCTACCAAGGAATCAAAAGCATTGCAAAAGGAATTGGAAGCGTTCAAAGCCAGCAAGCAAGGGCAGTTAGGTAAATTCCTGTCACTGTTCTATGAGATGGCAGATGATGAGCAATCCTTCATTGGGAAGGCTAAAGAGCTTAATAATAAGGCTAATCAGATGTTAGGCTCTATCAGTGATGCCGAATTACAATTAAATAATACGGATGCCAAAATTAACGGCTCTTTCAAGTCGAATAGTACATCTGTCAAAGTAGCACCAGCAGAGGGTAGTTTGGCTAAATTGGATGCTGAGATTGCCAAAGCCAGAGCGGATTATTCCAATGCTGTCACCGATGAAACCAGAGCTGGAATTTATAAAGCATTACAAGAATTACAAAACCAGAAACTACTTATTGAAATTGAAGCCAGAGTCGATAAAAAGCGATTGGATGGCAGCAAAGAAAAACCTACCAATGTGCTCCAGACCAGAGGAACTGATTTATCGGGAATCAAGTTAAAACCTGTACTAACCAAAAAGGATGTAAAAGTCAATAATGACTATCTGGAATCGTTATCGCAGGTAGCCACTATAATGGGGGCTTTCTCTGCTGCAACTGATTCAGCCACTGCTGGCTGGTTAGGCTATACTGCCAATATCATTAGCGGTGTGGCTGCTATGCTACCTGCACTGGCTTCTTTATTTGGTATCGAAGCAGCATTGGGTATAGCCGAACAAAGTAAACTGGTATTCCCGATGAATGTGATAGCAATGGCTGCCACAGGTGTAGGATTGGCTGCTGCTATTGCCAGTATCCCTAAAATGGCTGATGGTGGTGTGGTATATGGGAATTCAGTGGTCAATGTGGGAGAATATAACGGAGCGAGCTCCAATCCAGAAATAATAGCTCCCTTGAATAAACTAAAGAAATTGATTAAGCCAGAAGGCAACAATTCTGCTATAATGGCTGGAGAAGTTACCTTTCGGATAAAAGGAAAAGAGTTACAGGGCGTACTAAGTAATTACAATACGAAAACAGCTAAAATTAAATAAGAATGAGTTACAGAGGATACTTCAATAGCATTTATGACAAAAAAAGATACACTGTCCAGATACAAACACAAGGCACTACTACCGATATTCTATTGGGAGAATCTCCCTTTATAGTCGGTTATGAAGGAGATACTACAATATATAAACCACTGAAATTAAGTTCAGCCACTATTACGGTAGTACACAATGACTACCTGTTTGATATCTACAATGCCACTGCACAAGGTACTAAAGTTTCCTTGCTAAATGAATTGGGAGCGATTGAATGAATTGGATATTTGACTCCCAATATCTATAACCAATCGTATGAAGAGGAATATGAGAGCTTTGAACTTGAAGCGATAGATGCTTTATCCACGCTGGACTATTTTAAATATGAGCCGCTTTCTGGTAGGGTGGGTATTGTCACATTGGAAGAGCTTCTGATAGCCTGTATCAAGAAATGCAATGCGTATGAAAAGATATACCTTACTAATGCCAATCGGTTGGATTGGAGCAGTACCAGTACCGACATCTATAAGAAACTTATTATATCTGAACAGAACTTTATAGGAGAAGATGAGGATGAAACTTTTACGTATCGAGAAGTTTTGCAAGAGGTATGCCAAATTTTTGGAATGACAGCGATAGCCGTAGGCTCTAGTGTCTATTTTATAGATTACGATGCCATAAAGAAGGGGATGAATGAGTACTTGGTCTATTCCAGTGCAGACGGTTTTCAGTCTCCAGTCATAGAGACCTGTTCCAATGGCAAAACCATTGCAGCCAGTGATTATATGGATACAGGTAGCAGCTTATCATTGGGTAATGTCTATAATAAGATATCAGTGACCAATAATAAGTACACGATTAAGAACATCCTGCCAGAACTCTTTGCCGAAGAGAATCTGACCAATACAATGAGTAGTGTACTTCCTTACTACTCCTATACCCAAACCTTCGGTGATACCCATTATGTCTACCGTACGTATTGGGATAAGAATTGGGAACATACCTACTATAGGAAAGATGGTAGTTGGTCTACGGTGAATCCAACGAGTTTGTATTACTCTTCCCTACAGAATTTCATAGGAGCTTCTTTCATAAAGATAGCCAGTTATGAAAATGGAAGAGGTACACAGGGTACACTGTCTTTTAATAACTACATCTGTTTCAGCAGGCATTTATGGGCACATCCTTCGGATGAACATAACAAAGCGATGCCTGTATTGAAACTAAAATCTGATGCGGTAAAGCCAATGATTCTGGGTGCAGACTGTTATCTGGTCATTAGCGGTTCGGGGATGTGGACGGATATTGAAGGTCGGATATGTCCCATTTTAGACGGTAGGAAGAAAGATAATTATGACCCTGCCAAGTTATGTATCACTGCTAAATTAAAGATTGGGAATAAGTGTTGGAACGGTTCGAAGTGGACTACTGACGATACTACCTTTAAAATCTACTTTGATGATTCGGATACCAGTCACTATATCGGTAAGTGGACGGACATAAAGAATACACTTAGCTGGCAACTGGGCATCAATGCTACAGGTTGTGGTATTCCTATTGCTGCCAGTGATGGATTGTCTGGTACACCAGAATTTATATTATACAGTCCTCAAATAGTGGATGGCTCTTATCGGGTGGATGCACTTTGGCTAAGGGATATCAAGATAGAGGTGAACACCAAAGAGCGGTGGAATGATACGGATACCCTCTATACCAATGTGATTAATGAGGCATTTGTCAGTGAGTTTGACGAAATACAGACCAAAATAGGTAGTTACGATAACAAGGACTTTAGCTATTCCTGTATTGGAGATACCACCAATAGTGCCTATACTACTTACTGGAGATACCTTTACAATAAAGGATTAGACCAGTTATATTTAAAGCCCGAACAGGCATTGGTTTATAGATATGTGAACCAATATAGTACACCAGCGAGTATGTTAGAGTTGACTTTGAAGGATGATTTGAAACCTTATACTTTGGTAAAGGAAAATAATTTAAAGAAAGAGTTTATCATAGATACAATGAGCATAGACTATGCCAATCAGACCAATGAGGTTAAATTAATAGAGAAGAAGTAATATGCAATTTAAAGAAAGAGACATACCTAAAAAAGGTAGAGGAAAATATAACACTACCCATCTGACCTATACAGGTTCTATGGGTGGTGGTTCTTCTAATGCTGGTGCTAATATGGCTTTAGAGAATCTGGAGTATCAGCATAAAAAAGACGTGGAAGAGATAAACACCCGAATAGATGCAGAGGTGGAAGTCCTGCAAACACAGATAGATGATTTACCTAATAAGTTCCTCAGTAAAGAGTCTGATGATGTGGCTGAGGGTACAATAACTTTTAATAAAGGATTGATTGCCAAAACGCCGTTGAATGTCTTGCAACTAAAACAGGCTACCAGTTCAGCCATTACTGAGGCGGACGGTAGCAGTATCACAGAAACAGGAACGGTGACGGAAGGAGCGGTTGCTACTGGCTTGGTGGAATTATCTAATGCTACGGGTGATTGTAATTTCTTGTTTGAGATATTGCCGCAAGATAGATATGATTCATTGGCACAGAAAAGTCGCAAAGTCTTTTATTTTATCGCTGATGAGAGTGAAAAGGTAATTCCCAAGGTGTATATAGGAGACCTTTTATTCACTATTGGTGGTGGCAACAATGAGGATATTTTAATTGACAGTATTCTACTGTCCAGCTATCAACTTACCTTGGATGATGCACAAGAAAGAATTATCGCGACATTCCTTCCCGATAATGCTACTAGCAAAACACTTAAATGGCTCTCTTCAGATATTAATGTGGCTATGGTCAATAGCTCTGGTGTGGTTACTCCTATGGGAAACGGTGACTGTATTATCAAAGTCGAAGCTGTTCGGGGTGGTGCGACAGCAGAGGCTTCGGTAAGAGTTTCCATCTCAGTTAAATCAGTGAAAATAATGAATACGGAAACCGAATTAAATTCCGATGAACCCTTGCAGCTTATCGCCCAAGTTTTACCAGCCAATGCTAAAAATAAAACACTTCATTACGAGTCAAGCAATGTCGATATTGCTACCGTTACCCCCTTGGGGATGGTTACCTATAAGAAGGATGGTGAAGTAATTATCACTGCTACATCTGATAATCATATCAGCGATTCCATTTCACTGACTGCATTAACTCCCGTTCGTTCCCTTGCCATAACCAATAAGATTATTTCATTGGATGTGGGAGAAACGCACCAGTTCCAATATGCATTAACTCCTTCCAACGCAACCAATCGTACTGTTTTATGGGACTCTTCCAATACTGATGTGGCGACCATTGAAAATGGACTGGTGAAAGCTATTAAGAAAGGAGATGTCACGATTCAGTTGTCCTCTTTACAAGGTGGCAAAAAGGATGATAATGTTATACGTATTATTATACCTGCTACTAACCTGACAATTCAAGGAGCAGCCAAGATAGTGGCAGGATATGACTATCAATTATCCTATATACCAACTCCTGTAGATGCAGATGTAGATACATTACACTGGTCAGTTTCCGAGCCAACAATGGCTACTGTCTCAGATACTGGAATGGTTCGTTCATTGGTGCAGTCTGGTATATTTAATGTGATATTGCAAGAACCCAAACATAATCTAACTACCAGTATGGGTGTTACAGTCGTTCCTTTTGCAATGGAAGTGAGTTGTACCAATATTGACAAAACGGATAATTCGGTAAGTTCTATATTCTCTAAATGGCAACTAACTAAAAAAGGAGCACCCACACATTATAAATATACCGAGACCATTAAAGAAAATGGTACGGAGTCCACGCTTCAATCGGTAGATTGGACACCTATTCCAGCAGATGGAGTGGTAGATATTGAGCTTTATGCCGAGTTTGGTTATAAATATATTAATTGGCAATTTAAAAACGAAGATAATTCATATCAAGAAGATATTGTTGCTCCTATATTCTATAAAGAGCCAGAACTAATTACATATAACTTTGATGTAGATGTACAATGTACACAGGAAGAGGCAGAAACTATGTCAATGGAGATACCTTATTATAAATATGATAAGAAGTTCACCTACTGTTTAAGAAACGATGATAACCTAACTTCTTTATGGAGAATGGCATTTAGATATTGTAATAGAGAATATCTTCCTAAAAAGATAAAACGCTATGAGCGTACAGATGGTGAAATGAATTTATTGTCAATGGCTGACAAAAGACGTTCACCGAGACGATTGGGATATACAGATGGATGTGATACGCTTATTCCTTTTGTTTTTGATACAGCTGGAGTTGTAGAAACGGAATTAGGGCTTTCATTTGAGTCGGGTAATGCAACTGAAGTTCAAAGAGAGGATATATTAAAACATAAAGATTATGGTGGACACTTCATCTTACATAATATGAACTTTCTTACTTCTGACCCTATTAAGCAGAAATATGAAAACGATTATACGTATCCTTTACAGCGTGACCGCAATGTTCTGCATAGTAAATTTGGTTATACTTCTGTTACTTATGCTAATCCAGATGGAGACCCTTATTATACACAACCTTGTATTAAAGACCCTAAGACATTATTAATGTCTGGAGGAGGTGCAGCATTTTATACGCCAGAATCTCTTGCTAATAACGAGAAAGGCACTACCTATGGGGAACGCTTTCCTGCTTCTGTTTCTCACTATGGATTGCCTGCTCATCGTACCGCTTTTAGTTGGGACTCTAATTTGTCGAATGTTCCACTGTCAGAAATACGAAACACATTAAATACATCGTATGTTTATTCTGAAAATCATCCGTTTAGGTCTAACTTATGGCGTACGCAGCACCAACTTGCTTCGCTGGGAAAACCAACGCTGGCTACTGAATTAACTCACGGATTAGGATATAATATAGAACCTAATGGTAGTATAAGTGATGAAAATACAGCTCTTTTAAGAAAAGACTTGAGCTTCTTCGAAGAAATATTTGATATAGCAGGAGCTAATGGTAGTGATACTATTTGGTTTTGCTCAGCAGATGAAGCCATTGAGTATATGTATTACCAACGTGTAGCGAAGATAAGTAAGCTGATAACTTCTACTGGTTGTAAATTTATTATTAATATAACTATTCCAGATTATCTATCTTATAAAACTTATTCTGCAATTATTCGTAACTTACCCGAAACTGCTATTGTAACAAGAGGTAAAGGTGTTACTTCGTTTAGTAAGAATATGAAAACGGGATTAATCAATTTTGGTTATTCTACGGATACAACCGAGCGTGCTTCTAGGTATGTTCAAAAGTATTTGGAAAATCCAACCAATGATAATCTGGATAATGCTTGGTACTTCACCCGATTATTGGGAGAGCTACAGACTCCATATAGTTCCCAGCTTCCAGTATTTAACGAAGTGCCTGTTATTTCTTCTGTGTCTTGTCCAGAGACCGTTACTGTTGCAAAGCTTTCATTAACAACAGTAAATGCTAATAAAGAATTTGGTGAAGCTAACTTTCTTGATGTTTCAGATTCGGAAACCTTCTCTAATGTACAGTCTTATTCTATACCATCTGGAACACATAAATGGTATGATTCCCTAGATGTTAGTTGTTTGAGTAATACATTTGAGGTTGACATTAAACCTTTATTTGAAGTGGTTCAGAATGTGTTTGTTAGATTAAGAAATGTATATGGCTACTCTAATACAGAGAAAGTATCGGTTAAAGTTATTAGAGTGGATGGTGTCAATGACCCCTTAATTGAACTAACTCCAAATGCACAGTTCAAATATGATGACCACATCGAATGTGCAATTTATTATGAGAATATAAATGAGTTCAGATACAAGGTTGATGAAGGTGAATTTACCGTCTGGAGTAGAATGGTAGATTCTGTTGATATACCATTAGCTAAAGGTATTCATATTATCACAATTCAAGGACGAAATAATTTGAATGAGGTGGTAGAAAAGGTTGTTAATGTTAATTTCACAGGGAAACACCGAGTTGTTTTATTTGGAAATGTAACAACAGCAGGAATAGTGGATAGCGTTGGTTATGTTAATAAAGTATCAAATGCAGAAGCTGGTGTTCCGCAGATATTAGATTTAGAAGGTATGCAAATAGGTAAAGAGGTTGGTAAATATTATAAATATAATAAGACGATTATAGACAAATTCAGAGCTAAATATGGCATTTCATTAGAGGTAAATATAACCCCTGCATATTGGGAATCTCCTACATTTATTGATGAAAATGGAGTATATCCTAATAACTTGATTGTAAATAGTGGTAAAAAAGAGATTCAATTATATGGTGGTATAAGAACAGATTCGACACAACAGGCAGTTAAGTATCTAACCGAAATGCCTGCTGGAAACTATAAGGTGAGACTTCTGTTATCTGCTAAAACACATACTGCATATAAATACCCAAATATAATCAGAGTACAGAATCAGCTTATCCAAATTCCAGTCGAAGACTCATCAAAGGTCATTAATAACAACCAGTACTGGTATGAATTTAATGATGTAATAGTGGATGAGGACGGTTTCTTATTAATCTCTCAATATAGCGATGTGACGTTTGCAGGAGCATTAGATAGATTATCTCCGATTGTATTAATAGAGATAACAAAGATATAAATCAATAATACAGTAGGTATGGGGAAGCTCATACCTGCTTTAATTAAACAAATATGGCACAATTATTAAGTACCTCTATTGATGGTTTTGTAGGCAGCCCAACCTTTACCAACGGTTTTACGGGTAATGGTTGGAAGATATGAAACTGGCAAGATGGCAAGTATAAATTAGAAGTAGATGATTTGGTAATCAGAAATACAATGACCGTATTTGAATTACTAATCAGTAAGATAAGAGCCTTAAAGGGTGCAATGGCAATTACACAGGGTAATGGTAAGATTAAGAAAGTATCTACAGACAGTACTTCTTATATATTGGCTATTGAAGATGATATGAGCTTTATGGCTGGAGACTTTATCCGATGCCAACGATTTACAGGTAGTACCATCAAATCTTACTGAGTACAGGTAGATAAAGTGGTAGGCGACAGTCTCTATGTAAAGCAGATAGAATTTGATGGTCAGAGCTTACCAGAAATAGGAGATGAAGTAGTACAGTTTGGGAATGTATCGGATAAGACCAGACAGGCAGCTATCTATTTGCAGGCTGATGAATCGGGAGTTCCTTGTATAGATGTGCTCGATGGAATTAAAAGCAAGTCCTTTGCTGGATGCTTAAAGAGCCGATTGGGGTGTTTGGATGGAATATCAGACCCTACATTTACAGAAGAGATATCGGGCTATGGTTTGTATTCAGATAATGTACATTTAACAGGAGCTATTAAAAGTGTTACTGGCAACTGGTCACTTAATGCAGATGGTTCTGGGCAATTTGCAAATGGTAAAATCTCATTTACTAAAGAGGGTGATATGGAAATGAATGATTTGTATATAAGAGGGAAAATACAAGAAGAATATAAAACATACGAAAACGGAGTAGATAATTTATTTGTGATGGATGCAACTAATCCCAATATTATTATAAATGCAAGTGATGGTGATTTTAGTACAATGCTTATTTTATCACGTAGCACAAATAATCTGAAATTCGGTAAAGCATATAAATTTAAGATATACAATATGACTAAATTTATCGGAAACATAAGTTTAATAGCTGGTGGTTTTGATGTGTATTCAAATAATGCTGGTGATATTGATAATATCATTCAATGCCAAACGGTAGAGTTGCACGGTCATACATATTTAGAACTGCTTTTTATTCCCGATAGTTTAAGTGATGATGCAGGTGCAGATGATTTGGTTTATAATGGAAAATGGTGTGTGCTGAATTACAGTGCTTTTGATTTAATAGATGGCGGAACATTTGGCAATAGGAAACTAATATCTAAATCAATGAAATAAAATAATAAACAAAATGAATAACACGAAAAATAATATACAATTAATAGTAGCTTGTTTTCTATGTCTGGTAGGTGTAGGGTTGCTCATAGCTGGCTTTTGCGTTCCACCTGCTGGTATAATAAATAGTTCGGTATTGGTTGCCTTCGGTGAACTGTCAACCTTTTCTGGTGCGCTTTTTGGAGTAGATTACCACTATAAAAATAAGTAAAGAAAAAAGCCTGTAGTCCTTTTGAGATTGCAGGCTTTTATGTTCCTTTGTGGTATTACTAATAACAAATATGAAAAATGAATACTGCTGATAACAATATAGTAAATGGATATGATATTACACAGGTAAAGAATCTATTGCCACTAATAATAGAGCGAGCTCAAAAATATAAAGAACCAACTAAACTGGAAGAATTAGGACAACAAGATATACTTTTAGAAATTATAATTACCACTATCAAACGTGTTAGAAGATACCGGAGTACTGAGGTTATCGATTTAGCTAATCTGGTTCGTCTCTTATATGGAATCCAAAAGAATGATTCAATTCAAATCAAATACAATGGGAAAACATATTTAGACTTCCCATATGGGGAAACTACAAAACTATTGTTTGATACCCTCAATAAAAGACTTGCAACGGCATACTCGCCTAAAGAAATGATACAGTTCTATAAGTTCCTTTACCCCGAACTACTTTGGAGTGAAGAAAGAATAACTCCAGTTGATAACAAAGATACCAGAACTTGCTTTTTTGAATACAGTGCTAGTAAAAATTATAAGAGAATTGTAGGATTCGAGAACGATGACGATATTGATATCCGTCTCTACATTGGTTATCTATTTGAAGAAAATGTTACTCCATATTATGCAAAGAACAGTAAAGGTGAATTTATACAGCCTATTGGGTTTACCTTGAGAGGGGTTAAGACAATACTTGCAATAGAAACGACCTTACAAAAAAGGAAGAATGAACATTATTTAGGAGCATTATTATATACATTAGGAGTAGAATTTAAGCGCAATGGGCTTTATGAGATAAAGCAAGGATGGTTTACAAGTCAGCAATACGCATTTCTGTATGACATCGCAGAAATATTAGGATTAATAGATGAAGAATATAACCCTGCATACAATACAGCAGAGAAGCAAACTTTTGTAAGAAAGGAAATGATTAAGTACAATAAGTTTATGAAGAAGTGAGCTACACTATTTGTATGAAATTTTTCATTACTTTTTATCTGTATTTTAATTTCATTTTTCCTCATTGATTCCATATACCTTTGCAGAGTTGGAATTAACCAATGAATTAAAATTTTATTAATATGACTAACAAAGTCACTATTCAAGGTCAAGAAGTAGACCTAACAGACCGCAAGGTACAGTGTGGAACATTCGGCAAGCAGTTCAAAAGTACTGCTACTCCCGAAGAGTACATTAAGATGTGTAAGGAACGTATTAAGAGCTATGAGATGTATGTCTCTAACCTAAAGGAGTTGAAGCAACAAAAGCTGGTAGAGAAAGCCGACGAGCACAAGGATGAACTCAAAGCTATGTTAGCAGCTATGGGCAGTGAAGAAAGATGTTTATTTATTAACAATTTGAATCAGTAA